GCACATAGCTGCCGCAGTCCGAGATCACAAGTTCACAAAACTTCACACAGTTTTTGAGCTGTGTTTTGGTCATGTAGTCATAGGCTTTCACAAGGTCAGCGTCTTTGCCTGCCACAACTTCTTCAAATTCTGCAAGCTTGCGGGTCCAAGTGTCCCGGATCATTGATACCATTTGCGGTGCAATGTTCATGCTTCGCATGACACTTACTGGTTTATAGTCTGCTGATAGTTTGGCCCCGGCAGCAACAAACTCGTCAAATTGTCCATCCAGCTCACCCATGCATTCGGACACTTTTTCACGCAGTCGATCTTGAATTGTGATCTTGGGTACAATATCTGCTTCGGGCACTTCTACCTTGACTTCATCTTTGATGGCCAATAGTTCAGCAATCATGTTGTCTAGTTTGATTTGCTCGTGCTCGTCCAATTGCAAACCCATCATGCTCATGCGGCACAGCCAACCCGTGGTCAGTCTAATTTGGCCATCACCTAGAGTGCGAATTTTTTTTGCGTCTCGGACGCGGTCGTGTCTCTCCAAATACGAAGCAATCATGTCTTTGGCATCTTTTTTGCCGTAAAAATAATTGTACCAATTAAAAGCACGACTCAGAGACGTGAATCTATGCTGGGTGGGTTGTTCGCGCCACAGCGGTTCTTCGCCCACGTACTTGGTGTCGGGACTGCGGGGATTCAAGGGTTTTAGAGTAGCAGATTTCATTTGGGCTCCTTTGACTGTAATTATAGCAACTCTAGCTTTTTTGGTCAAGTAAGTACGAAGTATTACCTTGATCACCGCAGGGTTTAGACGTTTGGGTAGCCTGCCCATAAATACTGTACTATGCCTAGATTAAGTATGTACCGGCCTAACCGGACTCGAGATTATCAATTCCTTGATCGCATCATAAGTGAGCGATACACTGTGGGAGGAATGGACATTTTCTTGCACAAATACATGGGTCCGCAAACTGGCGGAGAAGATTCTGCACTGTCGGGTAACTTTGACGCAACTCAGCCTACATATGATACCTTGAATCCCTTGAACATTCAAGACTTGCTGTTGTTGGAAAACCGCGACAGAATTTACGACCAGGACATTTACGTCATGCGAGGGGTTTACACTCACCAAGACATTGACTTTGACCTCACACAATTTGGTTTGTTTCTCAACAACGATACCCTGTTTATAACATTTCACTTCAATGACATGATTGATAACTTGGGTCGCAAGATCATGAACGGTGACGTGCTGGAAGTTCCCAACCTGATAGATTACTATCCACTGAATCAGGCTATTCCGCAGCCGTTGCCCAGATACTATGTGGTGCAAGATGCTGATTATGCCACAGAAGGCATGAGCCAAACATGGTTGCCGCATACTTGGCGTGTAAAAGCCACCCCAATGACCAACAACCAAGAGTTCAAAGACATACTCAAGAAGCCAGTGGTGTCGGAGAATATCTGGGACAATGGCAATTTTTACCCCACTGGTTGGGTCACAAACTACGGCGATGTGTATTATCAAGCCACGCAAAACGTGCCAGCTGGAATAGACATCACCAACACTGCCTACTGGCGAATATACACACCCCCAACGCAGAGCGATGTGTTCAGTGCCCGTACCAAAGACAACCAAATCAACGATCGTATCCTTACACAAGCTGACGTTGAGGTACCAGCCTCAGGCTACGATGTCAAACCCTTGTATGTTGTGGCTACCTTGGACAATGGACAGCCAGCTAATCCAGAATCACTCACTGTTCAAAGTGGAGATACGGTGGACGGAACACAGGGCGGCATGAACGTTACTCCCAAGGCCGATGGCTATACTGTGGGTTATTTGACCGGAGACGGCGTACCGCCCAATGGTTTACCAGTCAGTGCTGGAGTCACATTCCCACTGGGAGCTGTGGCTGGCGATTATGCCCTGAGATTGGATTATTTCCCCAATCGACTGTTCCGTTATGATGGTCGACGCTGGATCAAGATCGAAGACAAAGTGCGCACCAATCTCAACAATGGTGTGGGCAATGATACTTTGCGCTCGGGCTTTGTGAACAATACATACACTACACCCACCACAGACATGGGCAATATCCCAAGTCGTCAGAGTCTTAGCCAAGCACTTCGTCCACGAGCCGACAACGGAGACCAAAGCGGAAACCAGGCCGCCAAGCCATATCCTGACACACAACCGGGCCAGAAATCGAGTTAAACAATGCAACAATTCTTTTACGATGCGCAGATCCGACGTTTCCTACTACAGTTTACCAGGATCATCAGCAACTTTCAAATTGAATACGGCAACGAAACGGATGGTGTCAACAATGCTGCGTTGATCCGTGTGCCAGTTCGCTATGGTGATGCCAGTCGCAATGCTCAGGTCATTATACAAGAGAACAGCCGCAACTCAATGCCAGCCTCACCACTGATGACTTTCTATGTGTCAAGTCTGGATTATGATCGTGGCAGAATTCAAGAGCCTTATCATGTCAGTAAACTCAATGTGCGTCAACGCACTTATGATTCAGAGACCGACAGCTATGACACCACACAAGGCAATGCGTTTACTATCGAACGCTTGATGCCTGTGCCCTACAAGCTGGGTATAACCTTGGACATATGGACATCAAATACCAACCAAAAAATGCAGTTGTTGGAGCAGTTGCTGACGTTGTTCAACCCCAGTCTTGAAGTTCAAAGCACCGACAACTTCATTGACTGGACCAGCCTCAGTGTTGTGGATTTGGAAAGTGTGACTTGGACGTCTAGAACTGTGCCCATTGGCACTGAGAATCCCATTGACATGGCCACTATCAAATTTAGTTTGCCAGTTTGGTTGAGTAGTCCGGCAAAAGTCAAGAAATTGGGCGTGGTAGAGCGTGTTATCGCCTCCATGTATGATGCTCAAGGTGACCTGAACAATGCTGTCACCGACAATGATTTGTTGTTGGGCACCAGAGTTGTGGTGACTCCATGGAACTACGAAATTGTTGTAATTGGAAATCAGATACAGTGTTTGCAAGGTAGAACCATTGTGCCCAACGGTGCCAACAATGATTTAACTCCAACACAGATTGTTGCTGGCAGTAGCCTGTTGTGGCCGGCTGTGATCAGTGCTTATGGTGTGTTGCGGCCAGGCATCAGTCAAATCAGACTGGATCAAGAAGATGGCAGCGTGATTGTGGGCACCATAGTGGTCAATCCCAACGATGATCGCTTGCTGATTTATGACATTGACCAAGACACAGCACCGCAAAATACCTTGGCTCCCATCACTGCCATTATTGATCCATTGATTTCAGGTCCCAATTATGGTTTGCCGGCACCTGCCACGGGACAGAGATATTTGTTGACTGAGCCCACAGGCAACGCAATCAACACATATCCCCCCGAGGCATGGCTGGGTGCAGTTGGCCAACCATTGATTGCATCAGCAAACGATGTGATTGAGTGGACCGGGACTCATTGGAGAATTGTGTTCAACAGTGTGTCCCAAGCGGCCACCCGACAATACGTCACCAACATAACCACCGGCGTTCAATACGAATGGAATGGCACAGACTGGGTCAAGAGCTATCAAGGAGTATACGTTGGGGGAACATGGAGTCTGGTGCTTTGAAAGCGGTAGGCGTTTGGTTCCGCAGCCGGGACACCGGACGCTATCTTTATCTGCTGCGCAACGACACCAAACATCCTGGTGCTTGGGGACTACCGGGTGGCAAGATTGAAACTGGTGAAACTTTATTGGGCGGTATGGAGCGTGAATGTATTGAAGAGTTGGGATTCTTTCCCACCTATCTACGATTGATACCCTTGGAAAAGTTTACCTCTGCTGACTCAGCGTTTGAATATCATACCTGGGTTTGTGTTGTAGATTCAGAATTCACACCCAGACTCAATCACGAGCACATTGGCTATGCCTGGATTGATGCTGGTACATGGCCCAAACCCATGCATCCGGGATTGTGGAATACAGTAAATCTAGACGCTGTGCAAGAAAAAATTTCGTTGTTGGAACAAGAGTTCAATCAAAAAAATTAGAGTCTGCCCACAACAATTTCGATCACACCCGAATTACCACTGAAATCTTCTAGAGCTTTGCCAATTACTGTGCCTATTTCAGGCTTGGAGCAGGCCATGGCAACACCGTTACCACTGCTGATCATCATGTCACCTTTTGACACTGTGCCCACAACTGAAGTTGGAACTCGGCCAGTCAAGGCCACTGCCACTGGATATTCAGCAGTCAACACTGAATTCATCAAGTGCGCTGGATTGGTAGAAACCACACCAGCCACTCGGTTACTTGCTATCACTGTGCTTATTGTAACCTCCTGGTTGCCCCCAAAATCTAGCACTGTGCCAGGCATGTAGTTTGCGTCCGCTGAGTACATTTCTGCCAAGTCAGCGTATTGTGCAGTGGTTGCTTTACCAAAAACTGTGTTAAAATAACCAGTTGCGTTTCCAATGTTGCCTACACCGTTTGCCTGACCGTTCAAAATACCGCTGCTGGCAATGATAAATCCAGTGCCAGCATTCAAAGTCAAATTGCCGTTGCTGCCAGTAAGAATGCTCAAAGCGCCTGTGTCAACAATGTTGCCTGTGACATTCAAATTGCCACCGCTTACGTTGCCAGTGGCCGAAATCAAACCACCAGTCAAAATGTTGCCGCCAGTGACGTTGCCTGTGGCACTCAAATTAGTGGGGCTAAAGGTGCCAGCAGTAAGACTGTTGGTCACAATGATGTTGTTACCAACAATGTTGCCTGTAGCTGATATGCCCGTTGTGCCGTCTAGTGTAAGTGCCATGAAAATTATCCTTGCCTGTATTTATGGTGTATAAACGTATAACGTTGATGAGTCTGGCACCGTGATATTGTACGCTTCCCCTATACTTACAGGACCCAATAGTAAAGCATTTACAGCGGAGGCAACTGATACGTTAGCATTCAATGTTTTTGGGCCCGCAAATGTGCCGTACATGGTCAAACTGCCCAAATTGATAACCACAGTATTTGACTGTCCAGCCACGCTCATGGCAATATTGCCTGAAGACACTGGAATAGTAATATTTGTGGCCCCGTTGGCAATGTTGGAAGATGAACCAGCGCTGAGACCAGTTAAAAATGCCCCGTTGCCAATAAAAAAGTTACCTGTAATATTGCCTGTTGCTGAAATTTGTCCAGCTGTGAGCATGTTTCCACCAGTGATGTTGGCAGTTGCTGATATCAAACCAGCAGTTCTAAGGTTACCAGCTTGTACGTTGGCAGTTGCTGATATTAAACCACCTGTGAGTATATTACCACCGGTGATGTTGGCTGCTGATGTGATTGTGCCAGTGCTGCTTATCAAACCACCTGTCAGCAAGTTACCACCAGTGATGTTGGCAGTTGCTGATATCAAACCAGCAGTTCTAAGGTTACCAGCTTGTACGTTGGCAGTTGCTGATATTAAACCACCTGTGAGTAAGTTGCCACCAGTGATGTTGCCAGTAACTGACAATAGTACGTTTGCAGTAACGTTACCGTTGGTATCAATGCCAAATCTTTGACTGCCACCAGTGAAAAAAGTCAAGTTTGCATAGGTTCCTGTTCCTGTATTAGCTGATGTTACTCTTGCCTCGCTGGCTGAAATCATAGCCATTTGGATAAGACCAGCGTTACCTGGATCGCTGCTGTTGAAAGCAGTAAAGCCGGAAGTATTAGAAGATCCACTCGGTATTGACATTACAGCGGTGAATGAATTTGCTGTAGATGTCTGAAACAATGTACGACTAGCGAGAGTCGCATTGCTAAAGTCACCTGTTATAC